CCCATCAACACTAGTGTACTCATTGACAACATCTAGATACTCTTTTTTCATCCTTACATTTTCTAATAGGAACTTAACATCAGGATTGAAAGACCTGACATGGTTTAAGATATCAATAAATGTAAAAAATAAAGCGCTACGTGGGTCATCAAATGCTAGCTCTTTTCCTATCTTAGAGAATCCTTGACATGGACTGCCAGCTAATAGTAAATCTATGCTTGACCAATCAATATCCCAATCTCTCCACTTGGTAACATCACCTAACCTAACAATACCAGGATAGTTAATCTCGCTAACTTTGGTCGCGTGTTTGTCAATCTCACTAGCATAGTAATTTGTTACCGAGATTCCTGCTCGCTCTAAAGCTATACGACCACATGACATACCATCAAATAAACTTAATACATTCATGCGTATATCTCCCACTGGATTAGCTCAATCAATGCATCATCCGATCCTACTTTGATATCAGCACCGTCTTGCTTGACTGATAGTATTGCAGTCACTGACTTCTCTGAACCATCTGCGTCTGGATCATTACCATTGTAAGTCTCAACATACTCATACTCATACATAACCTCTACGTCTAAGTAACCTATCTCAGTTTCTAGCGATATTTCGATTGTGTCATAATGTTTCATTACTTAGCTCCTTTAGATGCTTTATCTATTGCACTATCCAAACATGGCAACTTAATACCGTAGTCATCGTTAAGTTTAATGATTGCTGTAGCCCATGCGCCATCCCACAATGTATAGCTATCATGGTCGCTTTCTTTATGCGCTTCATCTTTCATAATCTGCGCCACCTCAATAGAGTTAAATAATACAGCTAGGTCTTTTTGTGTGCGCTTACTTAGTTTTTGCTTGTTCATGTTATTCCCCTTAGTTGGTAAAGCTATGGTATAACAGTATTTTGTAACATACAACACTTTATTTGATTTTTTATTGGTTATTTCAATGATTCAAACTTCTGCTTTTTTGCCTGGTTTAATTTCTTGCCTATTGCGTACAGTTGCCAATGCTCATTATTAGCCTGTCCTACTATAACTGATTGGTGATACTGATTGACCAGGTCTTTAGACGTGTACTCTACTAACCATTGAGCGTGAACCGTAAATATCTCACTTTCTTTTTTCGGATGTGTCTTAGACCTAGCCTCGCAAAACTGATTCCATAGATTAACAGGAACACTTAACCCTTGTAATGTTGCTATAGGCCTATTTGAATCGGTCATGTGTCTTGCTAGTTGAACTTGCTTGTTTGTATAGCCACCTTTTTTGGTTCTTGCGTCTTGTAACATCTCGTATGTAATTTCTATCAGCATTAGCTACCTCACTTTTTTCAGACAATAGTAATCATTAGAGGCTATAAGTGGACTCTATGTATATCTCTTATTGTTATCTTACATACTCACTGTAATCAGCAACGATTCGACAATAGCTCGTAACACTACACTCTATGGGTTAAAAGGTAAGTTGTCCTACTTGGGCTTAACTTATGATTCCGTTTAACCAGTCCACTAAAACGCTGTTTTTCCCCGCCTCTTATAGGTCGTGAAGTATGTCAGGCTTTCATGAGCAATAGCACCCTAGGACTATTAAATTTTAAACAGGCTCGACTGTCTGAACTTAATCGACTATATGCAGAATATGACTTGAAGTTTATTGTGATGTTACGTAGAATTGCCTTATCGACAATGTGTGGTAACGAAACTGTTCTTCTTATCATACTGGTCTGCAAACCAGTCGATGACTTATTATCAACTATTCCCCGATGGTTGTAAAGAGAAAAGGCTACTTTTTATGGTAGCCTTTTTTTTTGAGTTATACTATAAAGTGTCATAAGGATATGTTATTTCCCAATGACTTTCTGAGAAGTTCTCCCTAGTAGATATTAACTTATGTTTATATGCTGTTGAAGTAGATGGTACAACAACGGACTAGGGATACTTCTTAGAAGTGCTTATCTATCAAGCTGTATACTTCGCTCAATGCTCTGTATTGCCTCACGCTTGTCTTGCCTTGTGTCTTTGTACCCTCGTTGTCCACTCATCAAGCATTTCTTTATAGCGTGTTGCATGGCTGGGCATGTCACGTCAAAAGCCACTAAAACGTCATACACGTCTATATTGATATTTTTGATACGTTTCTCGTACTTATTGATTTTAGTTGGTGGTGTGTATACTGTGCTTTCTTCTCGTATGTAATCAGTCATATTAGCTCCAAAACATGTTGGTTATCAGTGTCATATTTATCAGGAACGAAACAAAGAAAAACACATATAGTATGTTATTTGCTGTCTCCAGTGACTTTATTTCACGCTTGAGAAACTCGATACGTTCGTTAAATAGATGGTCAATCATTTTTTATCATCCTCTTTCTTATCTTTCTTCTTGCCGAAAATGCGGTCAAAATTCTCGTTAAACTTCTTAGTGTTGGTGCGGCTCTTAATCTTATCGCCTGTTACATCATTTCTAGCAGTCATGCTCTAGCTCCTTAATCTTCTGTTTTAGGTCTTTCTGTATATCTAATAGCTCTTGTCGGTCGTATTTCATTACTTCACGTTTAGTGGCTATCATCTCATCAACAAAGTCTTTGCCATAATAGTCAATCATAAACATGGTATATTCTTCATGTATCTTATGTGAGAACCTATTACACCCTTTACATTGTGGATGGATGTTAGATTCTGCAATCTTGTGCTTAGTGTAAGTTCTACTGATCCAGTGACCACCGTCAAACTCTTTCCAGTGTCCAGTCTTGCCACACGTAACGCATTTACAGTAACCACCATTGAAAGCAAAATCCTTTAGTCTTACGTACTTCTGCATGAGTACCGCAGTATCGTCTAGGACTTTTGCTAGTGTTTTAGTCTTTGCCATTATTCATACCCTTGTATTTCATGTAATCACTTTCAGCTGGTATCTTCAAATCAATACCTTTTTCATGCCCCCAGTAGTAAATTTCATCCAGGAATACGGTTTGCTCACCAATGTCCAGGTTACTTGTACGTCTTAGCTGACCCTCTAATGTGAACTTACCTCTTACTATATCCTCAGTGCCTAGATACAGTTTCTTAAGCATCAGCTTTACATCATCTTCTGAAAGTGGCTTGTACTCAGCTGGCTTATCGTTTTGTGAGTTCACATCATACATAAAACCAGATTTTTCAAAGTGCTTTGCTATATCTCTAAACCAGATGTGCATTAACGCTCTTTGGCTGCGTGTTTGCTTTTCATTGTAAGGCTTAGTTTCGATTCTTACTGGCTTAGTAAAATCCCACTTCTCAATCAGGTTATCGCCTAGATTGTTTAGTATCTGCCTTACTTTGTCTCTACTGTCAATCTTCCAAAAATTCATTAATGTCAACTCCCACATAAACATCAAAAAAAGCCAGCTGTTACACTGGCTATACTTTTCTAAAACGGTAAATCGTCATCCAGTTCAGCCTCTGGATCGAACGCTGGTGTAGATGTACTCTTAACCACCTGACCATCTTTCTTAGTAAAAGATAGTGACTGGAACTTTTGACCTGACTTGCTTGTCTTAGTCCATGCACTTACCCAATACTCTACGCCCTCAATATTCACTGAGCCACGCGCGTGTGGATGTGTGTCTTTTTCACGTTTGTCATTCTTAAACAATGCACCGCTATTAGTATTATCGTATTGATTCATTTTATTCTCCTACTTTTATATAACATACACCTAGACTATCTAAGGCATTTTTGACTTTATTCCAATCTGGCTTACCTCTACCAGTCAACCAGTTTTTCAGTACAAATGGCGTAACCTCACAACTGTCTGCATAGTATGTAAACTTATCTGACACATCATCAAGGTAATCAGTATCATTGCTCATATATGACTTAAGGTAATTTTTCATACTCTCTAAATTATTCATTTCTTACTCCACTTTTTCACTTGTTTATTGATCTCATCGATCATCTTTTTTAGTTCTTCATCTAACGACTTAATGAACTTCTCATCGCGTTCTACTCTCACAATCATACTCTCCATATCAGGATGGAATGATACGAAATCCCACCATTTTCTACCAGTGATATACATACACCCTTGAACCTGCTGCACGTAAGTAGTAGGTAGTTTACCAGCTCGTAGATAGCCCACATGCGTAGTACCTAATGGACATTTAATCTCTAATCCACCATCATCACCTATCAAACCATCTGGTGAGCAACCTGCACCCACATCATTTAAAATCAAACCTACTTCATTCACATCGTTACCAGTCATAAACTCATAGTAAGCTCTGGCTTGTGGTTCTAACTCATTGCCACGCTCCATTGCATCACTCTTAAATAACTCTGGTAGCTGACCTGTTAACCTTTGAGCAATAAGCTCGTTAATGTACTTGTCAGCTTGTGCGCTAGGTTTACCAGCAGATGTTACCACCTTACTGTAATTAGACGCTGTAGGAACGCCTAGACGAGCTTTTAACCACTCATCTGTGCCTTGCTCTACATCTATGATTCTCATGCCTCAGACTCCATCTGAGCTATCTTAGCGTTAAGCATTTGCTTTGCCTTGTCTAGCTGGTTTACATCCATACCCTCAATAGAACCAATATTAAACGCTTTGCAGAACTTAGCTTTATCTGCGCCTGACTTCTCAATCAGTCTAACAATCTCTGTTATGTCATTATGATTAATGTAGACCTTACCTCGGATCATAGCACTCTCACCATCATCATCTACCGCAGGAATACCACACATAGCTTGCAATGAGTATCTACGAGCATAAGTGATTGCACTACCTGCTGCTTGTGGGTCATTCTTAACCATAGGTAACTGATACTCACTCTCTAGCCATTCACCTGACTCATGCATTAATCTAGTTACTACACCGATTGTATGCTCACCGTTGACTGGAAATTGCACATAAGCTAAACCGTGGTTAGCAAATGGTTCTTTGATTGCCTTGATAACACTGGTTAGGTCAGCATAGTTAGACTTAAAGAAAGGATTCTTACTATCCTTTACTGCACCACCCATCTCAGCCTGTGCTTTAGCCAGTGCTTGACTCAGTTTGATTATTGTCTCTGACTGCTTCATTTTTCTTACTCCTGAATAACTTTTGTCTACACGCATTACTGCATGTCTTTTTGTTTATACTTCCGTAAAACTGTTTATTGCAAATAATACACTTGCGTTTATCTATCATAGTAGCCCTAGCCATTCTAATAGCATCATGCCAAACCCTGCGCCTATTGCCATAATCAGGAATAGCTCCCACGGCTTAGGTTTGTTTGATACTTGGGTTTTATCGAATTGTGGTGCATAGTCTATCTTACGATTTTGTAGACTTAGTAATGCATCACGTTTGTTTTTGTATTTGCCTGACTGACTACCGTTGTCAATGATTGACCAGTAGTACTTCTGACCTTTGAAGTTGCCGTCAATAATATTAAATCTTTGGACTTGTTTGCTTGATCCTATCACCTGATAGAAACCTTTTGTGATTCTAGTTGTTTTCATACCATTCCCCTGTTAGTTGGTATGGCTATAGTAACAACATATTGTTATGCATGTAAAGCATTATTTAACAAAAAAATGTAATTAATTTGCCATCCTTGGCTAGGTAGGATTATTTGAATTGTTCTATATTGAATGTAAACCGTTCTACTTCACCATAGTCTTTGTGTAGCACTATGACTTTCAGATCACGGTCTGATCGGTAGCCTGATGCATGATGCCAGGCGTCTTTACCAGCTAAGGTTCTGAACGACTCAGCTTTGTAACCACGATACTCTTTAACTTGGTCATGGTGAACATGCCCAGTATACCAATACCGATGAATACTGCCGCCCCATAAATCAGGCTTGTCCGTAGCCATAATACCGCCCAGATCTGCCATCTTTGCAGTATCGCCATGAGTTACCCCGAATAAGTTTTTACCGAATTTGAAGTATTGAAATTGACTAGCATTGTCGTGAACTATTACACGTTTGTTAGATGAGAATAGCGCATCTATAGCGATATTTAACCACTGGCTTGAGTGATCGTCATGATTGCCTATAGCATTAACCACATGAACTGTTTTATGCTTTTTAAGTGCTAAAATAACCCACGTTTTGACAATGTGAACGCCAACCTTGACTATCTCATTCCATCTGCCATCAACGTCTAGTGCGTTTCCACTTCTAGCTGTACGGTTACTAGATAGGTCAGAATGGAAAAAGTCACCTACGTTAATGATGTAGCAGTTATCGCATGGCTGACATTTATCTATAGCCTTGGTCATTGCTGTGGTAAATAGTTTCTTGGCTTTCTTGAGCGTGTACTGCTCCCCTACTTCATTAAAGGCTGAATACATACCAACATGCGGATCGCCTATTGGGATAACATTAGCGTAGTTACTGGGATTAATATCAGGTTCTGGTATTTCATCTATTGGGTCGATGTTTTTGGCTAACTCTTTGATAGCCTCTTTCATCATCTCGAATTGCCGCTCTTTGTTGCGGTCAGTCTTTTCCCAGGTTAACTTCACTTTGCCGTCAGCATCGTATAGCTTTGATTGACCTTTGACTAGATAACCGTCTGGTGTTGGTGCGTTGACCTCTAACGGTACAGTATGAAACCGTCCACAGTCATTGCAAGCCATTCGCTGCTTACCTCTCCTAACACCTTTCTTTTTAGTTTTAACGCTGTTGCAATGTGGACATGCTTGCATAATATCTTCCATCTAGTTAGCAGTTACTATTGTAGGTCATTTTATGAACAAAAAAAAGCCCACGGTTTAATGTGGGCAAGTGGGAGTTATGAGTTGTTACTTTTTGCGCTTAGTCTTATTGGGCTTAGTGCGTTGACCTCGTCGCGTTGGTTTCTTGACTGCTTTTTTAGCAGCACATGAACCCATTGACTTACATTTAGCTGGGGTAGGACACCCTTTACATGGTTTAAACATCGTACACCTCTTTAATAATTACCACTTAGACTTATCCGCCCAGTAAGCAGCTGACATCTTACCCTTGACGATATTCTTTGCATGTCTAGCCTTAAACGACTTCTGACGTGCTTTTTCACTCTCCGTCTTTGGGTTAGATCCAGCACCTTTAACGCCTTGCTGACCATAACGAATAGTCTTAATTGTATCACCATCTTTAGCTAATACAACATGAGATTTGGTAGGATGGTTAGGTGTGCGTTTAGGCTTGTTGTAACCTGATACACCTAGCTTTTTAATTCTTGGATCACTTTTTGGCACTATCTACCCCTTTTAACTTCTCGTAGGTTCTTAGCCCACCTAGCCCTAGCATACCCATAAGTATAGTAGTTAGTGCGCTAATATCAAAAGCTGGTAAGTTTATTGACTCATCTGGAAATGCAATGGCTAAAATGAATATTGAAAGTGGCTGTATTATAAAGTGATACGCTAGTGAAAAACCGCATATCCACCCTATAAATGGTCGCCACCCTGCAACAAATACTGACTTGTGGTTAGCCTCAGTCTTGTTAACTTCGACTTGAGCCATTACACTTTCATGCGCTTGTTTCTCTGCTAATGTGGCTATTTCAAACGCTAAACGCCCAGCCTCATCTTTATCTGGTATGACTTTATCTAGTAGCCCTGTAATAGCAGGAATAAGCAAATTAATCATAAACACCTGTTCTCATCTGCTTGGCTAGTTCATTAGCTCGATTAGGTGTCTGTTTTGCCCATCGTGAGTCTAACATCTCTTTAGCTGCTTGGTAGTATCTACGCTCATCTAATGCTAGGATCATTTTCTTAAACTTGAGTAGACCAGATACGCCCATTTGGAACGCCATATTGATTAACACATCTTGTCGTGGTTTTGTGTGGTCTTGTAGTAAACCATGATCTGCTAACTGCTCCATGACCTTAAATACATCATTGGCTAGTAGCATCTCTGCTTCTGCCTCTGTAATACCGTTAGTCTCTAAATTGCGACCATAGCCGATAGTCAAATAACCCTCAGTACAGTGATAAGGTTTAAGACGTAAACCCTCATGGACTTTAAGTTGTTCTATCAGCTTACTCATTAAGACATTCCTGACCTAGCAAAAAAGAAAAATAAACCTACTGCACCACCAACAACAATCCAGAATAGCTTGTCGGCAAATTTAACTACGCCAGAGTTATCTCGAACCATGTCGGATAAATCCTCGACATCAACCTCTACTTTTTCAATACGATTTTCTGCACTATCTAGACGATGGTTAGAGGCTAGTATTTTTTCCTCTACTCGTGCAATCGCTGTAACTGCATCGGTTAGCTTGTCAATCTTGCTTTCAAGTCTGTCGAATCTACCGCTGTCCATATTAGTAGCCCTTAATGCGTAGTTTTGAGTTCTCTGCTAGTTGTATCTGTTTTTTAGCGTACAATCCAAACTCAACCGTTCCCATAGCCGCGCCACACTCTCTCGCCCATTGCTCAACTAGAACAAGTGGCACTCGTGCTACGAATCGACCTGCATGATCGCCATGCATACTAGGCAATTCATCAGCTAGTCTTTGGTTGTCCTTTAACATCGCGCTTACGTCTTGGCTTCGGCTGACTATCAGCTTTCCGTCCTGCTCCGTTATTCTTTCGATCACTGACATACTCTGCAAACCCTAATTTAGTTAGTAACTCTGCATCCTCAATGGATACCTCTATCTCTTGCCCTAACTCTAAACGCAAACCGTCAACTGACGGTCTACGCTCAGATAGGCACTTAATAAGTGCCTTTTTCATTAGCTGATGTCTGCAATGATGCCGTGAGCAGCTTCATTGTCAACTTGTACGCCCCACTCTACTGAGATTAAACGACGTTCAGCATGACCAGTACGTGCTAGTGGTTTCTGTGAAGTAGGTGCTAAGTAAGCAACTCGTGCATAGTTAGGATCTAATACTAGAACATCACGTGTACGACTAAATCTCGATGGAATTATTTGAAGAGTACCGAAATCGCTTACATAAAAATCGACTGCAGAATGGATACGCTCTTGATCCGCTTGTTGGAATTTAGTAGCGTTACCAGTGAAAGCTGAGATAGCTTGTTTCTGTGATGAACCACAAATAACAACACTTGGCTCTGCACCAGCATCCCAACAATCAGCGATAACACCTTTTAATAGTGTCTCAGTGATAGCACGTTGAGTACCGTCTGTAGCAGCTGCGTTAACATAGCCAGAATCGCCTGAACCAGATGTAGTACCATCAGCACCACCAGTTCCACGGTTAGCATTAGTACGTAAGAATGCAGGTAGACCAGCAGACGCACGTGCAGTACCAGATGAGCCAGCAGATGCAGCTACGTTGTCACATAACATTTTTTCCATGTCACGCTTAAGCTCTTTCAACTTATAAGCAATTTGCTTTGCAGATGTTTGAGCGTTACCAGCACCGTTTACGGCATTGTTAGTATCAGATACTTCAACTACTTTATCAGAAATCTGAGTGTAGTTACCCTGACGGATAGCATTGGTAGGTGCATCGTTAGCTGGAGCAGATTCGCCCTCTACAACACGGTTAGAATCAGATGCAGCTGCTAAATCAACTACGCCCCATTCAAAGTAAGTGTTGTCTACGTTTTTACGACCAATAGCTGACATTACTGGAGTGTCAGTTGGTGAGATTGAGATCAACGCGTCTTGTAGATCTTCTTTAATAGTTGAAACGTCATAAGTTTCGTTTGTGTTTGCATTAACTGCCATGATAAATACCTTTAATTATTAAGTAAAAAGTTTGCAACGTCATCTACGCTGCCAGTTTTCTTCATTCGACTCTCAGCTGCTTTAGCTTTCTTAACCTTACTGCTCTGTGGCTTTTTGGCTGCACCTGCTTTGACGTATGGTCTTGCACCTTGAGCTTTTTTAAGTGCTTGTGGTTTAGACTTCTGCGTCTTAGCATATAAAGCTGCATTCTTTAACACTAGCAATGCACGATGATCTGTAATACCTCGGATATCCTCAGTAGTAAAACCAATCTCTTGAGCAAAATCTAACATATCAGCTTTCACCTGTTTCGCCCGTTCTGGGTTAGAAAAATCAGGGTCTTGTGATAACTTCTGCATCTCAGCTTGTAACTGGGCTTGCATAGCTTGTTGATTGTACTGTTCTTGCTGGGCTAAAGTCTGTTGTACTTGTTGCTGTTGAGCCTGGAATTGACCCATAGCATCTTCGTACTTTAACTTCTCATCCATATAACCTATCGGATCTTGTTCAAACAACTCTCTACTTGGTGGTGTAGGTGGAGTTAAGTTCAACTGACCTGATTGAGCAGCAGCTAATAATTGCTGTAACTGCTGTGATTGTTGCTGTATTGCCTGATATTCAGACTCTACTGCTTTTCGGGCTTCAGCTGCTTGCTGCATACCCTTTTGAATGTACTTTTGACCTGAATAGCTACGGGTAAGCTCTTCGAGGGATACTTCTTTTTCTTCTCCGTCAACTTTGACTTTGTAAAAAAGCTCCTCATCATGGCTGTCGTGTTCTTCTGTCTCAACATCTTCATCCTCAATCTCTTGAGAATCTTCTTGCTCAGTTTCCTGAGTTTCTTCTACCTCTTGAGTTTCCTCATAGGTATCTTCAATAGCCTCGTTAGTTTCTTCAACTGGTTCTGGTGTTTCAATCAAAGAATCTGCAATGCTATCTACTGATCCAATGGCGTGTTCTGTCATGTCAGACATGGTACAGTTCCTCACGGTTATGGTTTATTAAATTTCTCGTCGTTAGCTCTAGATTGTAGGTGACTAACAATTTCATCCAATGCTCGTATTGACATATAAGCATTTTCTCGGTTGATTTTATCATCTAACTGGCTATTAATAAAGCGTTTGGTGTGATAGTCCTTTAGCTCTGCAATAGCCTCGTTAAATGTTTGGTCCTTAATTAGTGCTTTAGCGTTAATTGATTTGATCATCTTCTTCTTCCTGACTGGTTAAGAACATGATACCACCACCTGAGAATAGAATGCCACCACCTGCTTTAGTGTTAAGATTTTCGATTGCTTGCTTACGTCCTTTTGATGGGTCATAGTATTCAATCTGTAGACCTTTTTCCTCTAACTGAGCAATGACTTTTGAGCTAGTTCCTTTAGGCACTGCTGCACCATAGAACTCTGACATATCTACTGCTCGCTGTGGCTTAACCTCAAAATACTCTGTAGGCATATCCTCGACCACCTTTAAGAATTTATCAGCATAATCTCTAGCAGTTGAGTTAAGATTGTATATCTCGCTAGTCTTATCTTTTTTAGCGTAAAGCTCTAACTCTTGTAAAAAATCCATACCTTTAGGTGTGTTGGGGTCTGCATCTTCCATGAGCTTGAC